TCTATCTGTTGAACCATCTGAAATTTTAAACTCGTTAGTTCCTACTGTAGCAGCACCTTTGAAAACATAATCTCCAGTACCATTCGTATCAAAATTTAAACTTTGATTAGCTGTCTCTGTTGATATTGTATCTCCATCTATTCTTACATGATCTACATTTATTCTACTTATCTTTTGTGCTGAGTCAACAATTATTGCAGAGTTAGCAGTTAAAGTACCATGTCCATGATCTAACAAGTCGGTAAAGTATTTACCACCGATTATATCTAATCCAGCAGCAACACCACCCGTTTCTGATCCTTTACCAACAAACAGTTTACCATACGATGTAACTGTTGCTGATTGAGCGTCTGTATACGTACTAGTACCTTCAGCGTAGGCAAGTTCACCTTGGCCCAGTACCGATGACGGTGTAGCGGTTGGGTTTGCGCTCGACCTTTTAATTTTTATTCTAGTTGCCATTTGTTAATACCTGTTTGGATTTAGAAATTACCACCTGTTATAATAAGACCTGCTTTCTCGACAACATTTTCAGCCTTCCAAGAAGCAGAGATTGCATCATATTGTAGCACGGCACCATCCGTTGCACCACTAACATTAACGTCTGTAAGGTTCCCTAAACCAGTAACACCAGCTGAAGAAACAGTCAGTACTTTAGGTCGATTCGATACAGTAACTTTTGTATTCATGTTACGCCTGGGTTGATTGTTACAAGACCTTCAATTACTCTCGTTTTAGTACCACCAGAAGCTGTAATAACGACATCATAAAGGTATCTTCCTGCTTCTATTGCTGCAGTTGTAGCAGCAGTCATAGCAAGAGTCACTTTACCAGTACCAATGGAAACTGTAAACGCATGAGAAGTTGAACTATAATGAGATTTTTTCATTTTAGCTGCACCTGAATAGCCAGTCAAATCCCAGAGTGCATTGAAATCATCATAGATTCCAATTTCAGCGGAGAAATCTGCTCCTTGATCAATATAGAGATTGTGTTGTGCGGCCATACGGGTTTATCGCTTATATTTATTTATAACCTAATGGTTATTTAGGTTGATTAACAAATTTTTGATCTCGTTGATCTCAGTTTTTAATGAATGTAGATCAGATTCTACGGAAGATAATCTGTCTTTTTCAGACAATCTATGCTTATATGAAGTCATATAAGCATTGTAATCATCAGTGTTGTTGTTTATAATTGCTTTAGAAGAAGTATCCCTCGTTAAATTGGGATGTCCTTCAACTTTCATCTTCTTCATACTAAATCGCAAGTGCTAAACATCTTACATTTCTAATCTTAGGAATGTCACTTTGATCATTACCTATCATAGCAATTTTCACACTAAATTCTTTAAATTCACTCAAATCTTTTATTTCAAAATCAAATGCTCTATATTGACTCTTAGTTTCTGATGAAGGATAATTGACAGCAGGAACTTCTATATAATTCATATCATCAAAATCGCCAGGATCGGAATCTCTTTTAGTTTTAACAAATACCTTTAATTCATTAGATGAATTTCTTATACCATCGAATAAAACTTTAACGGATGTAGATGTATTCTCTAAAACAACCTTCTTAGTAATATACGCAGAATGTTTACCACCTTTTGGAAGTAATTCTGATGACAGATCTAAAGTACCATTTGCAAGAGTTTCTTTAATAATTCTATTTGAAATAGTAACTATAGAAGATCCTTCTAAATCAATAATAGGACTTAATCTATCATTTGTTGTAGATAATTCAATATTAGTATTTAAAGTACCTGAAAGACTTGATAATGATGTATTAGCAGTTATAGATGTTGCAGAAGCAATCAACTTTGGTTCATTAAGAATATTCTCTACATTATTTTCAACAATTTCATTAGTCTTTATACTATAAGGTACTTGAGTAGCATTACCAATACTCTTACCAGTCAAACTATCAATGGTGAAATTAGCTGTACTTTCTATAGGAACAAAAGATTTAAACTTTGGTTCTATTGATTGATATGCAACATTTCTAGATCCAAGAACTTTATTTCCACCACTCTGTAGAGTAAAGTTAGCTTTATTTGTTACTGTAACTTGATACTCATCCATATTAGTAACAGCAGTTATTGTATGAGTTTTATTTAATTGTTGTAATGGAATACCATTCAATTGATAACATTGAACAACATCATCTTTACTATGAGTTGATGCTGTTGTTTCTAATGCACCACGTACACAACCAGTTAATCCAGTAGAAGTAGTTCCAGTATATGAAATTATTTCATCACCAATTTTAATATATCCTAGATTTGTTGTACTTACATATGCACTATCTAATTTATACCACCAATTAGTACCACTAACATTAAAAGAATTACCAGAAAGATCTGTTAAAAGTATTTCTGTAGCATTAACAGTAAGAGATGAAGTTAATTTAACATTCAAAGTATCTGATACAATATTACTAAATGTCACTTGATCCCCAACGGTATGCATACCATGATTTGGATGTTTAACATTAATTACAGTTGAATCCTGAACAAACGTGAATGGATTATTAGGTAGAGATGATAGAGGAATTGGTTTATTATTTAATATAGCTGTATAACTTGTATTTGGAGTAAATTTACATCTATTTAAAGTAAACTTAATATCTTCAAACTGATCTGATATCCAAGTTTTATCATTGGCAGATTTGAATAATACTCCTACAGCTGGTTGTTTATCAATTACAAATCCAGTAGAAACATCTTTCTCACCTAATCTAGAAACCCATACATTATATGATTTTGATATACTCTTAACCACAAATACATAATCATTTTTGTCTGTTAAATAAACAGGTTTCTTAAATGTAAATCTTGTTGATTTACTAGCATCATCTGATATTACAACAGAAGCAGCAGGAACTATTGCTTTACCAGATGGAACTATAATATCAGTTGGAATACCATTTTCAATTGTTCTAACTTCTATAGTAACTGGAGCTGTAGTATCTTTACTATAGAAATAAAGATCTATAGAACTTAAAAATACTCCCCCTTTATCTCTAACAAAGAATGATTGTGCAAGAGGATCACAACCTCTCCTTCTTGGAGGAGGATCAGGAACAAAGAAACTTCTAGAATCATTAATTGCAACAGTAGTAACTTCAGGTACTTCTAATGAAGTTATAGTTGCAGTAACATTTATTGTAGATCCTTGAGTATAATAATTACTAGATGCATAAGATCCACTAAGTCCTAAAATCTTTACATTATTGATATCATCAGCAAGAGAGAATGTAAGATCACCAGTTTCAAATGTTCTAGGAGGAAGTAAAACAAATGCTTCTAATATTCCAGTTTCATTTGATTTTAAAGTTTGTTGAGTTAAAGATTCTGCTATAGCACCAGAACTTAATCCTCTAATTTTAAACTTAACACCAATCTCGCCAGGATTTATATCAGAATCATCTAAAGATCTAATACTATCAATTGCTAAACTATTAGTAGAACCTGTGTATGCATTTGTAAAATCAGATGTTGGTGTTAAATTCGTAAATGAATTTGGATTTTGTACAGTAGCTCTAATTCCTTCAATTACTTGAGGTCTTACAACTTCATCATCATATATTGGTGTAATTTCAACTGTTTCACCTATAACAAAAGAAACACCATTATTATTTGTTAATCCAGTCAATAATTTAGGATATGCTATATTATCTGCATTTACATCATCTATATGGAAATAGAATTTAGTATTTGGTTTTAGACTTTCAGTTTTAATATTAACTACTCTAGATCTACTAAATCTAACATCAGTTACTTTATCAATTGTATCACCACTTTCTAAATCAAAATTTAAAGATCCAAGAACATCTTGTTGACCACTTCTTACCTGATTTACTGTAGTACCACCACCACCTCTTGAAGTTGATGATGTAGTCCATGAACCCCATTCTTCAGCTCCTGCACCTATTTCATCCCAAAGAAACTTATAACTATCTACAAGATTAATATTTTGACCTTCTTTAATTTCTCTTACTGTATCATACCAAATATCTTTCTTTGGACTAATTTCCATTTCACCTAACCAAGTGAATACTTCAAATGGTTGTAAATTTTCTACTCTACTAGCATATTCAGCAGAAATATAAGATGTTTCTGTATATGGAATAGTTATATACCCAGATGTATTACCTGTTTCTCCAGATGTTAACTTAGTTGTACTGGATGTATTATATAAAAAACCAATACCAGTTACATATGGATATGGTCTTGCTAAATTATTATCTAAATCAATAGATGCTGTATAATTTGGATTAGATAAATCAGCAACATCAGTATTAACAAAACTATCTACTACAAATCCATTTTTAAACCTATTTCTACCTTCACCATCAAGAATATTTAAATTAGCTGTATTATTTTCTAGTAAATTTAATGAAGAATAGTTTTCAACATTAGATAATCTTGTTTCTAATTTACCAATATCTTTCATGGTATAATTTCTATTCCTTTCTATTTTTATAGAAGCATCTCTAACATCTTTAAGGTATGGTGGTAAAGTTAATGTTGCTAAATGTAATCCAATAGAATCATCTTCAGTTTCTAATGGAGTTATGGAATCAGCACCTTTAACAACTTGTATATCACCAGCTGGTGTTAAATATACATTATCAATTCTTCCCAAATAGAAAGAATAATCAAGAGTTATTAATTCAGTTGGCCAAACAAATTTTTGAGAAGTTGCTATAGTTTTACCATCCATTAGTAATGGATTTGTATTCTCGTCTTTATAAGGAGTTCCAATAGTACCACTACCAGTTGTACCATTTTCTATAACATATCTAAAATCTACTATATCTGCATATGAATTATATGTATATGATAGTGGAGTATCCCCATAAGTTGTACTATATGATTCTTGAGCATAAAAATCATTATTTAAATTTGCATGATCAAAATAATCATACACAACTACAAACCTTTGTGTAGGTGTTGCAGCATTTGTTTTTCTTACTAACTTAGATGGTCTATAAAAATTATCAGTATCATTTTTCACTAATATATAATCATCAGTTATATCTCTATATCTACCATAATATGATTCTCTAATGAATATACCAGCTGCAACTGAATTAGTTGGTACATTAACTGAAAGTGCAAGATTATTACCACTTTGGAATTTTGTTGTGCTAATATACTTGACATATACTAAATTATCAGAACCTTTACTTATTACTCTTGCCCTAATTAAACCAGATACAATAAGATCACCTACATTTATATTAAGGGATGAATTTAATTTAAGTGAATCAAATAACACCTCAGCACCAACAGAACCTTCAACTACTGATTCGTGAATAGCATGAATCTTAAATACATCTTGTTTACCTAAAGATATATCTTTATCAACAAATCTAGTTCCATATGCATGATTACTAGCATTTTTATTTTTATATACCTCAAATATATTATATGTCTTTGTATTCTTTGTCTTAATCTTAGATACTGATACTCTAGATTTCCAATATATGTTAATATTAGCAGTATTATTTCCTAAACCAGTTATTTTAACTATATTTGGAGCATTAGCATCTGGATTAGTTACTGTAATACTAGAATCTCTTGCAGATGCTCCTAATACATAAACACTATCCTTATCTATTGTTTCCCCAGAACCAGCTGTAAGAGTATATTCTCCAGAACCATCAGCGGTTTGATTAGTAAGATATCCTGATGTATAATGACTATAATCTTTTGTTGATGCAATTGGATTTGTATATACTTTAGATGTTAAACCAGTATCAGATGTATATAATTTGGTAACATATTTTTTAACGTCATAATATGTTCCATTTGTTCCAGCACTGTCAAGTACTGCTGCAGTGGCACTACCAACACTAGCAATTTCTTTAGAAATACCACCGATTCTTACTTGAGAAACAGAAGATAATTCATTTACAAAATTTGATCCAATAGCGGTAAAAGTAGTACCACTAACAGTAAATGCAGCACCAGTTAAATTAACTTGATCTTGTAATATTGTACCTAAGAATGAATTAGTTCCAGTACCTGATGTTATTGTTCTAATATCTTCCAATTTATTAGCTGCAATTGCAGTAATATTTGGATGTGAATTTGTAGTATATCTACTTTGAAGAAGATTCTCAGTGGTAAATGTACCACTAACTTGATATATCTTAGCAGTACTACCACTTACACTAGCAACATATGCTGTAGCACCAGATTTTTGTCCTGTAACAAAGTCACCTGAAGATAATCCAGATGTTGCTGCGGTTTGATTAAAAGTTAAAGTTGTAAACAGATTAACATCAGCTACATATAATCTATCTTTATCAATAATACCTAAAGACTTTGCTTTACCAATTGTAGTTCCAGCAATATTCTTTAATAACAACTCAGCACCAAAACCTAAGGCACCTTTATTATTAGAATCACTACTAATATCTAATTTGAAATATGATCCAACATTTGCATAGAATCCTTTATTCTCCTTAGTAACAGTTTTTCTTGGTTTCTCTACAATTTTATACTGTTTTCTATTTGATACTATCTCAAATCCTTTTACATATGCTTTACCTTCAGATAATTCAACAGCATAATAATCATTACCATTAATAGAATTTGTTGGATCAGAAGATGAAGGTTTACCATCAACAATAGTTCTACCATCTTCTAATTTTGAGCCTGGTAAAAATACACCTCCATTTACACCATCATCCAGTGCTTCCTTTATCTTAACACCAAATGGATTAATACTATAATGACCAGATTCATCATATGTTCTTCTTGCTAAATTCTTTTCTAATTCACTATAAAGAGAATTTTCTACTCGTAAAGTTGGCTCTCCTTCTTCTAATCTTAATAATTCAATAAAATTAGCATCATCTGATATTAATAGATTCTGTTTCGTTAAAGTTGCAGTAATTTTTAATCTATCAGCGCCTGGAGATGCATAGTTTGTAGTACCAAGTGCATTATCATATAAACTATCATCATCAGATGTAGTTGCAATACTTTCTTTTATTTGAAGACCAACTTTATATGATGGTTTATTATTATATTGATCAAGAATAATTGTTTGTGTAGCTACTTCTACAAAATATCCTCTAATAAAATATACACCTGCATTAATTGTAGCAGAACATCCTGTATATGCTGAAGCATTTTGAACAGCAGTAACAGCTACAGATGTACCAGCTGCATTTTGAAGTACCTCATTATTTTGAAATTCTATAGCTTGTACATTATTTGTTATATTACCACCAGAAGTATATTTTACATATAAAGTAATCGTATCTTTTTCTGAAGTTGATGCACTTATAGAGTTAACAACTTCTGCTTTAACACCAGATGTCAACCCAGTTAATTCTGTACCTGCTTTAAATGTAGCAGTTCTTAATGTCTCTACTGAAATACCGTTAATTAAAGGTTGTATTAAAACTGCTTTATAACTAACACTATAATCTAAGTTGCCTGGAATTACAACAGATCCATCCTTAAAAACATGCGATCCAAACCGATCAATTTGATTTTGTAAAATTGATTGGAGTGTATTTAATTCTCGTGTCTGGACTGAAAATCCTGGCTTAAAAAGAACCTTTTGGTAATTTTTTGACCGATCAAAATCATCGAAATACGGAGAGATCTTTAGATTAGTAACTTCCATTTAAATAAGGTATTTCTTTTGAGTATTTATCCTAAAATTCGACAACTAACTTGATGTCTTCAATTTGGTCATTAGACCTGTTCACTGCTTTTCTGTTCTCTGTATAGATAACAGTTCCACTGTGTTTTTTAACTTCTGAACCTGCATAACCACTAGTCCATAAACTAGCTGCAATACCAGATGATGCAGTACCATGAGATACATCTGGTGTTAATACAGTATTACTAGTAGCACCAGTAATTGCATTTGCACCAGTAAAGGCAACTTCTTGATATGTATTAGTACCAGTTTGAGTTTGATCAATGTATTCATTCTGATAGTATCTAAGAACTTTGTTCACAGAATCCCAATGAATAACTCTACCTTTAGCACCAGTAGTAGCTTGAGTAATAATTTCTCCAGCAGTATATGTGTCTGTAGTAGATGATGCAAACTTAATAGCTTTACAAGCGGTTACTGTAGGATCTATAAGATCTGTTGTAGCACCTGCAACAACAGGATCAGATATCAATCCATATCTTCTAAATTGAGAGTCTACAGGAATATCTCCACTTCCATCTAGGAATTCTAAACTCTTATTAATCATTACACGATAACCACCAAGTTCTAATGATGTATCTGAACCATGACCGCCTGGAGGTGAAATAATAGCCTGTACTGTTCCACTCAAAGAGGTTGTAGATCCAGATCTTGCAATTGCAGCAGCGGCAGTTGCATAACCAGCAGTTAGTAAAACTGTAGCACGAGTATAACCTTTACCAATTTGATGTAATGTAGCAGAATCAATTTTACCAGAATTAGCACCAGTATTTGGAACTACAATGGTTGCTATAGCTTTATTGGAATTTGAACTAGTATCATTATCACCAAGTATAGGACAATAGTAAGTGCCTGGACTGATACTACTACCAGAAGCAGTTACTAATAACTGTTCAATCGCCCCATCTCTTGCTGCAGATGCAGTTTTTACTGCATTATCAGTTTTTACAGGAATAAAATCACTAGAAACAAATTTAATATAATCAGAAATATTAATAGTGTATAGATACAACCAACGATATCCATCAGAAGTATCAAATATTGATGTAGTAGTTCCTGTTGGTTCTACAGTAGAAACTTTTCCTGTTGGATTAGTAGGACTTTCTCCATTAAATATACACTTATAAACTTGGTAATTACTATTAATTACATAAAATTGTGCATCATATAACTTTGATTGACCATTAACTGATAAATTACTTGGCGTATAATTATTTTTATACATATCATACTTAAGTCCAGTCTTCCAAGTATTTCTCTTAATTACTTTAGAA